GGGGACCTGGCTGGACATTGGCGGTCATACAGGCTGGACGGCGGCTCATCTCGCAGCGGCGAGCGACGCGGTTGTAGCGGTAGATCCGATGTACGCGGACCACAAGTTCCGGGCGCGCACCGAGGAGAATCTGGCTAACGTGAACGTGCTGGAGGATGTTTGGCTTTTCGCGGGGACGTCCGAGGAATTCTTCGACACGGTTGAGCGGAAACAATTCTGCGGCGTGGTGATTGACGGCGATCATGAGCCGCCGGCACCGCTGAATGACGCGATTGGAGCCGAGCGGTTACTGTTGACACCGGGAGCCGTGGTGATCCATGATTTCAGCGCAAGCCCGACGTGGAAGGCCGCTAAGTACCTGATCGACTGTGGTTTCCGGTTCCGGATCTACAACACGCCGCACATGCTGTGCGTATGCTGGCGCGGAGCGTTTGACCCGCCGAACCATCAGCCCGATCCGCGGCTGGATTTCGTGAATGTCCGGCGGCAAATGGCGCAGATGTTGCCACTAGAGAAGGAGGCTTGATGTACTCGCAGTTTGGCGAGGAAGCAATCATTCTCCAGTATTTCGGAGACAAGACAGATGGTCGCTTCATCGACGTGGGGGCCTGGGACGGGAAGACATTCTCGAACACATATGCGCTAACAGAGCGCGGATGGTCGGGGGTGCTCATCGAGCCGTCGCTAGAAGGGATGCTCGGGCTGCTCAAGACCCATGGCTATAATCCGAACATGACGCTGGTTCACGCGGCGATGGCTATTGACCACGGGCTGATCTACTTTTACAACACGCCCGACGCCGTCAGCACGTCGCAGCCGGATCATTACGAGACTTGGCGCAAGGCGACAAAGTACACGGGGCAGTTTTACTGTCCGACAGTAACATGGGGTGACATTCTGAATCAGTTCGGCGGTGCCGATTTTGTCAACATCGACACCGAGGGGACATCGGTTGACTTGCTGTTTGTTCTGCTGGCGCACGCGCAGCCGCCGCTGATCTGCGTCGAACACGACAACCGCATCGTCGAGGCCACGGAGCGGGCGCGGAAGTACAACTACCGCGTGCTGGACGTCAACAGCACAAATTTGATTCTAGGGCAATGAGAGCTGTCGTAAATGTGGCGACGGGGCGTTTTGTGCGCGGGCAGGAGCGCTTGCGCCGGGCGCTAGATGCTGTGGGTTTCGACGGAATGCGGGCGTTCTTCCGCGATCAATGGCCGCCAGGGAGTCCATCACACCAGGAAACCCCCTACGCCTTCAAGGCGTTTGCTATCGCGGATGCTTGGAGGCGCGGGGCAAGCGTGGTGCTATGGGCCGATGCTTCCGTGTTGCCGGTCAAATCGCTTGATCCACTGCTTGAGCGCATTGAGCGCAATGGCTACTGGGTCTCGAACAACGGCTTCACCACTGGCGAATGGTGCGCGGACAGCGCCTTAAAGCCGCTGGAGATTACAAGGGAGCAAAGCTGGGGGATTCCCCATCCGGTTGCCACTGCGTTCGGGCTGAACCTTGCTGATGCTGATGCTATGGGGCTATTCCGCGAGTGGTTTCAGCTTGCGATGGACGGCACGGCATTCCGCGGCCCTTGGACCAATCGCAACGGGGAAGCAAGTGCTGATCCGCGAGTCCGGGGGCATCGGCATGACCAAACAGCGCTGGGCGTGCTGGTCTGGCGGCACGGCTGGAAGCTGACCGATCCACCCAACATCATCGCCTATCGTGGCGGTGAGACGGCGGATACATTGCTCATTGTTGATGGGGCGTATTGAGGTCGTCTGCGTACTCGGACACGAGGGGAGCGGCAGTCAGTGGTTGACTTGGACCCTGGGCTACCATCCGGACATCTCGCGCGTCTTGCATCAGAGTTATCCGGTTGACTGGCGGGGGTCGCCCTACTTGCGGCTGATCGAATACGGGGAGCCGGGCAGAGAGTACAGCGATTGCCAGAGCATCACCGACAGGACGGCTCCGGTGCTCGTGACGATGCGGGATCGGACGTGTTCAACGCGGTCAAATGTGCGTCGCGGATTCTTTGATGTTGACCCAAGCCGCGCTGATCGCCGGCGAGCATCGGAGCAGATGTGGGAGGATCTGGCGGCCTGGAGGGGGCTGGTCCAATTCGTCAGTTACGAAGGGTTGGTCGAAGAGGGGGCGGAGTATCTGGCATGGATCATCCGGCTATTGGGCCTGAAGCCGCAACGTTTTGATTGGCAGGGGTGGGCGCGCAAGCTAGCACCCAAGGATGGAAACCGTAAGTATCTCGCATGAAACTGGTAGCGGTTATGCCGGTCCGCAACGAGGACTGGGTGCTGGGATTGTCGTTGCGGGCGGTGCTGATGTGGTGCGATGCGGCGGTGGTGCTGAACCATTGCTCGACCGACAAGACGGCAGCGATTCTCGCCGAGATTGCCAAAGAGACAGGGCGAGTTCAGGTCATCGAGGAGAACGATCCCGTTTGGCACGAGATGGCCCACCGGCAGCGCCTGCTGGAGACGGCCCGATCTGCGGGCGCTACGCACATTGCGACCATCGACGCCGATGAGGTGTTGACGGGCAACCTCTTACCACGGATTCGCCGTTGGATTGAAGAGCTAACGCCCGGCGGGGCGCTGCCCCTGCCGTGCTTGTGGGGCAGCATCGACCAGTATCGGTCAGACCCCAGCGCGTTCGGCATCCAGTTTCAGCAGCGATGCTGCGTTGCATTCCGCGATGACGGGCAGGTCTGTTGGCGCATCCATGAGGGCTATGATCATCATGCCCGTGCGCCATTCGGCTCGCGGATTGCGGCGATTCCAGTTCGCGGGCGTGATGGCGGGCTGATGCACTTGCAGTTCGTGAGCCGACGCCGGCTGATCGCCAAGCACGCGCTCTACAAGGTCAATGAGCGGCTTCGGTGGGCAGACCGCGATGTGGGGCTGATTGATCGGCTGTACTCAATGGCGCCGGATGAAACAGGACTGCGGACAACGCCGGTGCCGCTGGACTGGTGGCGGCCTTATCTCGGACTGCTGCGTCATCTGCACGTTGATCGGGAGCCGTGGCAGGAAGCGGAGGCGCGCCGATTGGTAGCGGAGCATGGGCGGAGCAAATTCGCCGGGCTTGATTTATTTGGAGTGGCATGAACCTCGCAGCATTCCTATCTGAGCGCGTGGATATCCAGGAGCCGACCGAAAGTCAGGGCGCAACCGGCGAGGTCACGAGCACCTGGAGCACGCTGTACTCATCGGTTCCCGCTCAGGTTACGTTTCTGCGGGGCACCGAGCTATTAGACCGCACGAGCATCAATTCAATGCTGAACTGGCGAATCCGAATGCGCTACCGCTCCGGCATCACGCCGAAGATGCGGGCGGTATGGAAGAGCAAAATATTCGACATCGAGGCCGTTGACGACTCCCGCCGGAGGGAAGGTGAACTGCGGCTCTACTGCGTTGAGAGGCAAGCATGACCAAGGGGGTCCGCAGAGCACGCCGCATCCTGAAGAAGGCTACCGGGATTGAGGGTGGCGAAGAGCTTGCAAAGAAGCTGGAGGGGCTGACGGGTACTCCCTACACTCAGCGGGTGGTCGATGCCATCAATGAGTGGGCAGTCATGTTGCGCGATCGGGCTAGGCAGAAGGCACCATTAGGACCGACCGGTAATTTGCGGCGTTCGATCTTTGCTGACCGACGCCGGCCGTTTCACGATAAATGGCAGCCGAGCGCGCTGGCCGGCGTGAATGCATCCATCGCTCCCCATGCGCATCTTGTTGAGTTCGGTACCGTGAAGATGTCCGCACGACCGTTCTTTCGCCCCGCGGCAGAGGAAACGGCGGCGGCGGGACAGGCTCTCGTGCGGCGGGCACTGGAAGCCTCGATCAAAGAGGCCCAGCAATCCCGTGTTCGCCCGCTGACCAAGCCGCCGGTGAAGATCAATGGCTAATATCGAGAAGGCCGTTTATTCGCGGCTTGCCGCATATAGCGGGCTGACGGATCTTGTCTCGACAAGGATCTATCCGCTGCAAGCGCCGCAAAATCCAACGTTTCCGCTGGTGACATTTCAGGTGATCAGCACTGTGCGGGCGCACGCGATGGGCAGCGATACCGGGGATGTGGCATCTGTCGTTCAGGTACAGGCGTGGGATGACACGAATAGCGGTGCCCGGGACGTAATAGAACAGGTCCGGGGGGCGCTACAGGATTATTCGGGAACGAGCGGGGGAGTGACCATCCAGCGGGCCTTCATTGAGAACGAATACGCCAGGGGCTATGACGCCGCCGGTGAAGCCTTCGGATGGTTGCAGCAATACCGGATATGGCACAAGGAGTGAACACCGAAGCAAT